CTTATCTGATGTAGTGGGGCGGGCGCGGTCGAAAGAGTGGGGAACCCACCGGTTTGAAAAGAGCCTGGTGCAATTGGTTGGAGAGAAAAAAGCCAAAGGGTACACGCGCCTGGCGCTGATGGGGGTAGCGAGGAATGCAGGTCAATACTCAGCAGACGATTTGATACGGGTAGCGGGTTTGGGATTACGTGAGTTGACGCCAGAGGAATTGAAAAGGATTGTTCAGCATGTGGCTAAGGCTGGATTTGACCCGAATGGTTTGGAAAAGTGTGGCGGGCGGCTTGTTGGGTTGGTTTGGAATGGGAAAACCTTGAAAGGGAGCGATAGGCTTCCACCCGGAGAAGTGCATTATTTGCGGCATGTGGTTTATGGACAGGAATGGCCTGCAAATACAACGCTGAATGAATATTATCAGAGTTTGCGAGAAGTAATTGAAGACGAGAATTCGGGTATTGTTGTTCATAAAATTGGATCAGAATGGCAAGTTGGATTTTTGAATACATCATCTGAATGGAGAGGTCTGGCTGGTAATGATATAATATTTGTGGATTATCGCCTATCAATTTCTTATTGGGTGACGGGATATCAGCCGGACGATTTTGAGAGTCTATTGGCAAGTTCAAAATGGAGCAATATAAAATGGTTACGGCCTTTCAAGATCAGATAGATAAACGTCTTTTTGCAATTGATGGGGCGCTAAAAGATGTTGAGTATGATATGGAATGGGAATATCATGCTTTGCTTACCTTTTCAATTGAATGGGCTGATATTTGCGGGCAAGTAAAACATCTAATTGCTGATCAAGTAAAGATGAGTCCGACTCAGAAAAGTAAATTTGACGAGTTGCGCAGTCGTTTTGATGCCGTGAGTGACAAGCTCAAGGCGCTTGACCTGGACAACCCGTTTAGAGATGCTTAAGAGTTTTCCCCACGCACGTGGGGGTGAACCGGCTTCAATGGCGGTGCTGAGGTGATCCAGCCCGTTTTCCCCACGCACGTGGGGGTGAACCAGTACTTGGTATTAAAAATCCATTTGACAACTGAAATTTTGTGTTATAATCTAATTAACTGAATTGCTCGACCGAGGCAAGAACCCGGAGCAATGCCGAAAGGTGTTGCGTCCGGGTTTTTTGTTTGGCATGATGAGAAGGCTTTTCGTTCTGGATACTGAGTGTTTGTGGACATGGGAACGGATGTTAGCGATGACATACGTTTACCACGGCGGAGCATGGTTTTTGAGTGCGAATTGAGGTGTGGGCATGGCTGTCAGTGATAAGCCCTGGTCACGATTTAGCGAAAGCGATTACAGCGATGAGCAGTGGTACGAAGCCTGTTTGATTAAACCGGCAAAGTCAGAGTACACGGCGAAGGCGCAGGCAAAGTTGCCGGTGCGCGAACCGGATGGCACGCTGAATCGGAATGGCGTATACGCGGCGGCGGCGGCGCTGGCGGGTGCGCGAGGTGGAGTGAAAGCCTCACCGGAAGAGAAGCGCAAGGCGGCGCGGGCGCTGCTACGGTTGTATCGAGAACTGGAGGAAGAGCCTCCAGAGTCTATCAAGAGATTAGCGGAGTAGAAATCATGGCTGATGAAGTCAAACAGCAGCCCCAGGCGGGCGAAAGTCAAATCAATCCCCAGGCGGGAAGCACTGAGACCCAGGCGGTCACTTCTGATGCTCAGGCAGTGTCAGAAACCATCTCTCTTGAAGAAGCCAGGAAACTCAGATCGGAAGCGGCCAATTTGCGCAAACGGTTGAAGGAATTGGAAGACCAGAAGCGGCAAATGGACGAAGCCAAACTGAGTGAAACGGAGCGGCTTCAGAAGAGGCTTGCGGAACTGGAGCGCCAATCAACCGAGTATCAGCAGACCATGCAGGCGAGGACGTTGGAGTATGAAGTCAAACTCCATGCGGCACGGCTGGGTGTGGTGGACCCGGAAGCGGCGTATCGTTTGCTGGACATTCGCGAGATTGAATTTGGCGAGGACGGCAAACCCGCAAATATTGAGAAGGCGCTGCGGGCGTTGATTGCCGCAAAACCGTACCTGGCGGGCGGGGGTGGGCAGGTCTCGCCGACCAACCCGGCGCAGGGGAAAATCGGCGGTCAGCAGGTGTTTACCACCGCGCAATTGAAGGATCCAAAATTCTTTGCCGCCAATCGCGAGGCGATTTTGACCGCCATGCGGGAGGGGCGCATTACTGAGTAAGAGAGGAAAAAATGGCTAATATCACTGCTACTACCGCTTCGGCTTTCATCCCGGAGATTTGGGCTAATCTGGCCCTTGAACAACTGCGCGCCAATGTGGTGCTGGCAAAACTGGTTGCCAAAGATACCGACATGGCCGCGTTCAATGTTGGGGATATTCTTCACATTCCCTATCCTGGCACTTTTTCCGCCAATGATAAGGCTGCCAACGGCGCGGTGACTTTGCAGACCCCCAGCAACGGGGCGGATGTGACCGTGACCCTGAACAAACACAAGGAAGTTTCTTTCCTGGTTGAAGATGTTGCCCGCGCCCAGGCAAACCAGGACATTCTCGCCCGCTATATTTCGGCGGCTGTCCCGGCGATTGCCGAGGCCATTGAAAGCGACCTGTTCGCGCTGTATTCCGGGCTTTCGCAGTCAGTTGGCACGAGCGGTACAGATGTTTCAGCCGCCACTGTACGCGCTGCCGTCAAAAAGCTCAATGACGCCAAAGTGCCGCTGAACAACCGCTACCTGGTGATTTCGCCCAAAGATCAAATTGCCCTGCTGGGTGATTCGAACCTTTCCGCCTATTTTGCCAGCGCCCAGGCTGATGCCGTGAAGCGCGGCGAGTTGGGGCCGCTGTATGGGCTGGACACCTACATGAGCCAACTTGTGCCCGTTGTGAGCGGCACGCCGAACTCGACCAAAAACCTGGCTTTCCACAAGGAAGCGTTCATCCTGGCGATGCGCGCTTTGCCCGAACCGCCTGCCAATTCCGGCGCGCGCTCGGTGGCGATGCGCGATCCTGAAAGCGGGCTGGTGATTCGCGTTACCAGCGCGTACAACCCGACCTATCTGGGCGTACAGGTGACGCTTGATGTGTTGTACGGTGTTGCTGAGCTGCGCGACGCAGCCGGCGTGGTTGTGCTTTCGTAGCCGTTTACCGGTAGGGGCGCGGCGGTAGAGTTTTCTCTTTTGTTCACCGCCGCGCCCGGAGATAAACCAATGGCTAAATTCATTGTCAACAAGCGCGGAGCGGTTCACAGCATCCCTGATGAGCGAGCGATTCCCGCAGGTGCGCGCGAAGCAACCGCCGAAGAGATTGCGCGCTGGTACGAAATGCAGGGGTTGAAACCGGAGGTAAACAATGGCGCGGACAAGCATGGCAAACCTGATCAGTCTGGTGCGCGACCTGATCGGCGATCCGGCGGGCGCAGAACAAATGTTCAGTGATGATCAGATTGAACGGTCATTGGATGTACACCGCTGGGAGTTCCGTTATCTGCCACTGAAACCACTGAACACAGTCATCAGCGGTAGTAATGAGTATCGCGACTGGTACAGTGCAGAACAGTACTGGGAAGGCGATGCTGTGCTGTGTGACGGCGCTTATACTCAGTTGACACCGTCCAGTTCGGATGCGCTGCATGGGCGATGGTCGTTTGCGGTCCACCAACCGGCTGTGCTGGTGAGCGGCAAGATGTACGACCCATACGGCGCGGCGGCGGATCTGTTGGAGATGTGGGTCGGTAAGGTAGCGCTGGAATTTGACGTTGATGCCGACGGGGCCAGCATGAAGCGCAGTCAGAAGCAGCAGGCGCTGCGCGCACTGGCGGAACACTACCGCAAACAGCAGCGGATTATTACGGCACAGCAGGTGAGATATGACATCTACTGATCTGGCAAAGATTCGAGCAGAGCAAAACAAGCTGCTGCCGGACACGGTTTACATCCAGCGCCTGGCGCGCACAAGCGACGGGGCCGGCGGGTGGACGGAAGCCTGGCAGACGATTGCGACGACAAAAGGGCGCATTGCGCCAAGCCAAAAGCAAGCCGGAGAAACCCTCCAGGGCGGCGCAATGACAGCCTACGGAGAATACATCGTGACGCTGCCGCACGATACTGAGTTGCAACAGGATGATCGGTTGCAAATTTCAGGAACTCAGTATGAGGTAAAAGCAATTCTTGAACGCAGCGAAAAGACTGCGCTAAGGATTCTTGTCAGTAAGGTGTGAGGTGAAGCATGGATTTCAGTAATGCACTTGTGGCTGGAATTCCGCTTGTTTTGGTGGTGATTGGGCTGGTGGAATGGTCCAAACGATTAGGGGTATCTGGAAAACCTCTGATGGTACTCAGTATGCTGATTGGTGTGGTGTTGGGGGTGCTGTACCAGTTCAGCCAGCAGCCGCTGGAGGGATTTTCTGCCTGGTTCGGCGCGGTGGTGTACGGGCTTGGGCTGGGATTGGTCGCCAGCGGTATTTATGATGCTGCCCGGAGTGCAACGAAGGGATAGGACATGTCTGCAGCAGTGGGCGAAGAACGCGTATCCAATTTATCGCTTCAGCGGCAAATTTCAGACCTTACCGCGCGCCTTGACCAGGTTGCGCGGGATGTCAGTGAGATTAAGCAAATGTTGCGAGCGGTAGAAGAGCGCGTGAGGGCGCTGGAAAATCACGAAGCAGGAGCGCATCCGCTTATGGAAAGCCGCATTGACGCCGCATGGCGAAAGCTTGAAGAACATGATAAACGTTTGGATACGATGAATCAAATCGTCAGCCGTTTGGAT